GCATTTTTATTATACAAAACATGACACTAGATTTTTTAGTAATCAATACATATGAGACCACAACATTGGGTATAGCTGATACATCAATTTATGATACAGACCCTCCTAATGTTAGTGCTCCCACTATGCAGATCACTGTACCTGGTTTTACTAGTCCTGTTTCTATTCCATTTAACGTTAATAGCTTTAATGTTTACAATTCAATCATTTTAGGATTGAGTACATTCCCTACAACAAATCCACTACCTGATGGTGTGTATTTTATGAAGTATTCTGTGGCTCCAGCCACTACAAACTTTGTAGAGAAAAACATTATGCGTACAGCAGTTATACAAGAAAAGTTTGATAGTGCCTTTATGAAACTTGACATGATGGAATGTGACTCAGCTATTAGAACCCAAGCAAAGGTGGTTTTAAGCAGTATCAATTTTATGATTCAAGGCTCAATAGCAGCAGCTAATAACTGTGCTATAGATACAGCCAATAAGTTGTATACGCAAGCTAATAGACAATTAGATTATTTTATTGCAAACCAATGTGGTTGTACAGGAAACAATTACATAATTAATTTTCCTTAATATGGCAAACTGTAGAGACTGTGGTATGAAGGTGGGATGTGGCTGTCAATTAATTAATGGCCTATGCTCAGCATGCAACAACAAACTTAAGAACGCTACAAATAGAATAAAAGATGTTATCACCAAGATTAACAGATTGTGTAGTCAATGGTAGTATTCCAGCTACGTTGACAAGAATTGATGAAAGACTGACTTACTGGGCAAATCGCCAGTATAACAATATTATATTCTCCATGAATAATTATATTCCTGGAGAAGTAGTTAATGATCTATTAAATTATAAACAAATATTAACATATAGACTTTGTAATCCTGACTATGCTATGGTGTGTGGCCTTCCTACCACCTCTCAAGTTATAAGCAGAGTTATAGTGTTAATTAATAAATAAATTAAACCATGTCTTGCGAAAGTTGCTATAATGGCTGTGTGGAGATTGTATCTGATCAATGTGTTAGATACACAGGGATTAGTAGTCTTCCTTTAGGAATACAAACTGGAGATAACCTTCAGATTGTTATTGAAGATTTAATAAGTAGATTAGGACCTCTTCTTACTGGAAGTGGTGATGCAATTACTTTGGCTTCAAGCATTCGTTGTGCTTTAATAAACGCTTTTTTACCTGCTACTTCTCAACCTAACGCTTGGACATCATCACAAGTATTTCAAGCATTAACAAGATCTGTGTGTAGTTTACAAACACAAGTTACTGCTATTGCTGCTGATATAACTGTATTAAATGCTGATTATACAATTGGTTGTCTTACAGGAGTAACAGCTTCTTCTGACACTCATGCTATTGTCCAAGCAACTATAAATAAACTTTGTGCTACTATAGTTCAACTAACTGCTCTTGAACTTAATGTAAATACAAACTATGTTAAGTTGGCAGACTTAGATGCTTTGATTGCAGCGTACATAGCTAGCACTTCAGGTGGTGGATCTAATCAACAGAATTTAAAAATGGTTCCTTATGTAGCCTATGAATACTATGGACCATTAAGTAACTTTGATGGATCAGGAGTTGGTATTCCAGGGTTTGGTTTCTATCAAGTATATTTATGTAATGGTTTAAATGGCACTCCTGACAAAAGAGGACGTGTTGCTGTTGGGGCTATTCAGAACGTACCAGGTGCTCCATTAGATGCTGCTGTAGATCCAGCTAATGCTGGTAATCCAAACTATGCTTTGTATACCACAGCAGGGGCAAATACTGTAACTTTGATTACATCACAAATGCCTATGCACAATCATAGTGCTGTAGCTGTATCTAGTGGTACAATTTCTCCAAATCCTCATAGTCATACTATTTCTTGGCAAAAAGGACAAGCTGATCAAAACGAGTCTGGAGTTTATGGCGAACTTTATGATGCTAGAACACCTTATAATAGAACAACAACAACATCCTCTGTAAGTCTTACTGTTGATGTAACTACAGGTGTTACAATAACAGCTGCAGGAAGTGGAGCAGCTCATGCTAACATACAACCTGTTATAGCTGCATATTATATTATGTACATTCCTTAATCTTTTAAACTAACTATAAAATGGCTTGTAATCCTGGCGATCCTTGCTACAACGCATACTATCATCCTAATCAAACTTCTGGATGTTCTCCTTGTGAGACAACAGCAGATCATGTTATATATAATGGACCTAACTTACCATATTCAGGAATTCAAACTGGAGATAATTTAGACTGTGCTCTATCAAAAATAGATGACGCTTTTAGTGAGGGTGTTGTTGGTCTTAATGGAACATCTGGTACATCTGGCTCATCAGGTTCTAGTGGTAAAGCTGGAACTTCTGGAGTGAATGGTTCTGGAGGTACATCTGGAAATAGTGGAACTTCTGGATCTTCTGGAACTTCTGGAAAAGATGGAAGTTCTGGTATATCATCTGATGGTACTAGTGGTACAAATGGTACAGCTGGAAAAGATGGATCTAGTGGTGTTGATGGTTCTTCTGGTTTAAGTGGTACTGCTGGAACTAGTGCTTCAAGTGGAACATCTGGTGAAGATGGCACTAGTGGTACTGATGGATCGAGTGGAACAAGTGCTACTTCTGGTACAAGTGGAACTAGTGGTCAAGACGCAACTGCAGGAACTAGTGGTAGAGATGCAACTGCAGGTACATCTGGTACGAGTGCAAGTTCAGGTACGTCTGCAACTAGTGGAACAAATGGTACAACTGGTACATCTGGTACATCTGGAACAAATGGAACCTCTGGAACTGCAGGTTTAGATGGAGATAGATATTTAACAAGTTCTACAACTTCTTTATCAATAGGAGCAGGATCAAAAAGTTTAATAGTAGGAACAGGACTAGCATATAGTATTGCACAGACAGTCATCATAGTATATGACGTAAGTAATACAATGCAAGGAACTGTTACCTCTTACAATAGTGCAACAGGTGATATGGTAGTTAATATTACCACTGTAGTGGGTTCAGGTACTTATGCTGTATGGCAAATAAATCTGTTTGGAGCAGCTGGAGGTAATGGAACTTCTGGAACTTCTGGTACCTCTGCTTCTTCTGGTACTTCAGGTACTTCAGGTACTTCTGGTACTAATGGAACCACTGGTACTACAGGAACATCTGGAACATCTGGAACAAATGGTACCTCTGGAACAAATGGTACAACAGGAACCAGTGGAACAAATGGTACTAGTGGTAGAGACGCTACAGCAGGTACTAGTGGACTAACAAATGGTACATCTGGTACTTCTGGAACTAATGGAACTAGTGGAGCAAATGGTGGTGCTGGACCTACTGGTCCAAATGGAACTAGTGGAACTAGTGGAACGTCAGGTGCTAATGGTGGAAATGGTTCATCTGGTACATCTGGTACAAGTGGTGCAAATGGTGGAAATGGAAGTAGTGGTACTTCTGGAGCCAATGGTGGTGATGGATCAAGTGGAACTTCAGGATCATCAGTAGCACTTTCTGGAACAACTAATTATCTAGGTAAATTTACAAGTGCTTCAACACTTGGTAATAGTGGTTTCATTGATGATGGTACAACAATTGCTACATCTGAAATTGTATATAGTGTAAGCAAATTTAAAACAGCTGGTAATTTTCAAAATGATAATGCTGGTACAGGTTTGTATAATGAGGCTCTTAATTATACATTTTATGGAATAACAGGAGGAGGTTGGGTATCTAATACAGCAATTAGTGCTACAGGATTTTTTGAAACATCTGACATTAGATATAAGAATGTGCTTGAGACTAATCCAAGCATAGACTTATCTGGAATAAATGTAATTAAGTTTATTCGTACAGATGATGAGTCTGGTCAAGTGAGATATGGATATTCTGCACAACAAGTACAATCTGTATTACCAGATGCTGTGGTGACAGGAGAAGATAAATTAAGTGTAAATTATATGGATGTGCATACTTTGAAAATAGCAGCATTAGAAAAACGCATTGCAGAGTTAGAAGCTAAATTAAAATAATATGGCATACAGTGACTTAGCAAATAATCAAGGTGTATCCTTCAATAGCTTAATTAGTGGAGTAGCTCAAGGATATTTTAGTGCAAATACTACTATACCTTCAAGTAGTAAAATGGCCACTAAGTCTGATTGCATCACGTACATTGATATAGAGCAACTTTATCCTCCTTTTGCATTAAAAACAAATAATCAATTAGTTGTTAAAAGTGATTTAAAAGATAATATTGCTACTATT